GTTTCCCAGTCACGATCCACCAGGCTTTCCATCGTCACTGACTTCATTGCGAAGTTTTTGCAATTCCAGCATTTCCCTTTCAGAAGGCGGCTGCATTTCCTGTAACTTCTGCTGCAACAGGCCATTAACCATTGAACGCTGTGAATCATTCAGCCAAGGGTTTTGTGAGGCTGACATAAGCTGCTCAAACGTTGGACCGGTGTTTTGTGGCTGCGCTTGTGCAACCTGTGCCGGTTGGCCTTGGAAAGATTGTTCACCAATCGGGTCTTGACCGGCAGTTTGTTGCGGAACGCCTCCTGCGAGTATGTTGGATCGTTGTTTTGCTGCAAAGACAGCCTCATTTATTGATCCAAACGCAGGAAATCTCTCACCGCTTTGAAGCGCATGATTTACAATTTCATCTTCGCTTGACAATCGTCTGCCGTTCCAAATTGATGGAACATTTGTTGGCCTGCCGCCATTCAATCTGGGGTGAGTTAGAGTAACGCTTTCTTCAGTTGAAAACGAACCATCATTATTACTCAAAAGGGGTTTATTATTGATAGGGTTGTAGGTTGGCGCGTTTCCTTGACCGGCATTGTTGAACCTACCGGCATAATCAGACAACCGGGTTCCGTTGCTGTCAGCCGGATTGTACTGACCACCGGTTGTTAGGAATTTCTCAAGCCCGCCCTTGCCGCCAAGGTGCGCAACAGCCCGCAAACTGTTTTGCGTAATCGGAACGCCTGCAACTTCCTGGCCTACATAGCTATTTAAGCCCTTGTTGGCTGCAAACTGGTCAATATCGTTCAAATGCCAGTTCTGAACCTGCCGCTGTTGATCTGCCGGCATGGAAGCAAGTTGGGCAACTGTCAAATTATTGCCGGTTGCGCGGTTATAATCGTTCAAACGGTCCTGGCCGAACTGAAACCGCCCACCATAGCCTTCGGAATTGATAACACTGTCATTGCCACCGCTTTCAGACTTCGCAAGTGCCATGTTAAATGCCGCATACGGGTCATCACCATGCGCTGAAGCAACGCGAGTGTTAACATATGTGCTTGCAGGGTCCATTGAAGGCGCTTGTACGGCTGTAGGAGCGTCACCGGTGGCACCGCCGCGCATTGCGTCAAGAATACCGCTAAAGGCAGCGTTTCCACTCTCACGGCCCGCTTCTGCCGTTTTACTGGCACGTTTATTCTGGATTGCGCCTGCGATTCCGGCTCCAAGCGCTGTTAGTCCCTGTCCAACAGTGCGCGGCCTTCCAATCTTCCTGGACATAGCCGCCGCAATATCCCTTCGCCGTTTCAAATCAGCCGGGGTTTCCTTTGTTGGATCAAAAACGAATTGATTAAGCATAAGATTTGCCCATTCCAAAGACTTCGCCATAGTTTACACGTTTGTAACCATCACTGCCTTTAACAACAGCATTTGGATGGCGTTTTTCAACTTCTTGCGCCAAAACCCCAATTTGTTTTGGACCTTTTGGCCCGTCATCCTTGTAGCGGTATGAATAGACGTTTTCGCCTTCCACTTTGCCAACCTTCTTGATATCAACCTTGGCGTTTTCATCGGAAAGCATCAAATTCGCGCCCATACCCATAATGCCACCAAGCAAATCATTTTGACTTGCCTGCCCCTGGGCCCACCGGTTATATCGCGCATTGTCATTGTTCGCGATTAACCCGGCAACATCGGTATTGGCTACCGTTGGCATATTCGCGCCCATGAAATTGGGTTGTGATACCTGTCCACCGCTCATAAGCGCTGAAATCTGGTTGATACGCTGGTTATCTTCCGCAAACTGTTCATTTGCAGCCTGCCCGCGTCCGGTAAGCAACAATTGGTTGTAAGCATCATTGCGGGTTTCGCCAAAGTCGCGCATTGCACGATCGAAGGCTTCCGAACCACGCTTAATGCCCTGATTGGACAATTGGGTTTCAAGTGCGGCCTGCCGTTCTTCAAATTTCGGGTCCAGGCGCTTCGAACCGAGTTCAAACAACCGGCTTTCAGTGCTTTCATTGTCCAGCGTGAAATTGTCTGTCAGATGACCGCCAAGCGTACCAGACAGATCCTTACCAAGCGTTGCAAGGTTAAGGCTGGTTGCATCGCCTTGTTCCTTGATCGCCTGTTGCTCTGGCGATAGTTCCGTATAACGGCTGAATGTCGGAATCTCTGACGTTACGCCTGTAAACGGGTCATAAACGCTTTCCGTTCCTGTTTTTTCAAACCGGGTTGAACCGTCCGGGCCGTATTCGTTGATATTGCCCAAATATGCATTTGTAATCGCATTGGTGAGATTGGTAGAGTTAGCCGCTGCCGCCGTTTTTTTAGGTGGCGTTGGCGCTGGTGCTGATTTGCTGCTGGAACCCATTGCGTTGCTTTCTAGTTCGCTTCGTGAATTTGTTACTCAACCAAGTTTCTCTTGTTAACGTCCATACTATATCTGCTTCTTCAGGTCCACGTAGCCGCTCAATTCTGTGTGGAATATGTCCAGTAGATTTAAGCTGCCGGTGTAACTGCGTTTGATGTTCTGAATTGCGAGTCACTACAAGTTGACAATTCAACTGTTCAAACGGGTATTCAAACATTTCGAACAGAACTTCCGGTGTAAGCCACTTAGAACTATCTGCTGCACCTGAATACTCAATGATACGCGCCTTTGGATCATAGTTGTGATAGACAATAACCGCAATCAGCTTTTCATCATCAATAACCGCCATAGACGTATCACAACGGTTTAAAAATGCGCCATCATCCCAAATTCTGAATGAAGCCCACTTACACAACTGTTGATGTTCAACCGGATTGTTTCGAACCGAACACCAATGAACTTCCATTACACAACCAGCCCGCCCGTTTCATAGGTCAAGTCTGATTTAACGATTTCCACCCTTGGCAAAGGGGTAACGCCGCAAGTGATTTGAACTTGCGGGGCAAATGCGCGGCCAGTCTGTCCAATAGAGTTCCAGGCGGCAGCAGATGACGGTAATTGCACACCAACGTCCCAGCTTGCCTCATCCCATTGCCCCGAATCCCATTCAGAAACGGTATAATCAGAAACCGAACCAGGAGGCGTTGGCTGCGTTATGGCATAATCCGTTGAAACCGAAGATTGGGCAATGAAGGGCGAAGCCGCGTTATAATTGACACGCATCTGTTTGACATTCTTTTCATGTCCTGGAACCCCAAGGTCATCAAAGCCACCGGCATAAAAGGCGGTATACACCGCCCCGTCATCGTTGCCGCCAACTTCCATTTGATACACTTTCCCGTCATTCGTTCCAAAATACCCAATTGAGTTGAACAAAGCCAAACAGCGGGTATCCCATCCGGTAAACTTGCACCAAGCGCCGGTTTCGATATTAGCTACCAAACATTGCGGTTCTTGCGTATCGGTGATCGGTTGCGAAACAATAAGCATGTTATTATCAGGCCATTTCAGCAATTCCCAATTCAACGAACTGCGGCTTGTCACCTCATCCTCCCATTCCGGCTCGATCGCAACCGTAACAGCGGCAAGAGAAAGCGCGGCAGGATCTTTCCGAATGGCCTGCGTTAATGGAATGATTCCATCCTTGGCAGCAATCAGCAAATCACCACCGGCCCTCATAATGGCCTTTGGACCCATTGGTTCGGTGATTTCATAAACCCCAACCAAACTCCACGTTGAAGCGCTTCCAGGGTCAGTTCCCTCATAAATCGCAACTTCGCCCTCTGTGGAAACAAACACGCATTTGTCATCAAGGCCAGAACCAGAATCAAGTGACCACGTTGCACCAAACAGCAATGATCCGCCTTTTTGGAAGATACCGGCTAATGAAAACTCCAAAGCCGCACCGCCAATGCTATCAACCGGCAGATACCATGAACTCAACGTGTTTTTTTCAACAAAGAACTCCCGATTGCCGAATATCCAGATATGGGACAAATCGCTTGTGTTAACGCCAGTGATTGCCGGCGTGGAGCCGGAATTAATGGCTTGCCATGTGGTGCCATCAAACAATTGTCCATCATCGTCACCATTAACAATTGTCAGATAGTTGCCTGCTGTGGTTACCATTGCACCGGCAGAATAATAGCCGCTTGTTTGGCTTGAGATTGCAGCGGTTGGAACAGCATCTGCGTCCGCAACGGTTGTTATCTCATAAACATCGGTGGCCGTTGCGCCAAAGAACTTTTCAGTTGAGCCGCTTTTATACGTGAACATCGAAAGAACGGGATTTGAAGCGTGGAGCGTTGCCCACTTGGAAGAACCACCGCGCAACCTTGCGCCTCTGGTAGTAGGAAACCAGTTTTCAAGCCGTAACGCTGTAGCTGAACGCTGAACAGAAAGGTTTTCATTAACAACCCAACCCAATGTTGGGGCCGGAAACGGTTTTGACCTGATTTTTCTTTGAACAGCGGAATTAACCGGTTTTCTCATGAATTAATCGCCTGTGGATAAGCTATTTCCGTATCGCGTGGGTAACGAACGCGGCCCACTCGCAACAATCTTGAACCCTTATCCTGATTGATAAGGCGGCTTTTTGTCGTTTCAAAGGTTGCCATGTCCTCTGCATACGGCAAGCCCTTGTTTTCGCGCCATTGCCAGATAGTCCCAAGTTTCAAAAGCCGTTCATCAAGCCGGAATGTATCATCATCCGCAGTAAATTCGGTTTTGTTGGATCCAGTGTTTGGCGAAACAATAAGATTGGAAGTGTAGAAATATTTGGCAGTCACACCAGAAGCCAAGGCAGGCTTGATATGGATTTGCCCGCCGTATTTTATCCAGGCATTAATCACGTAATCGTATGACTGAACATCAAGTCCAAGCCATTCGTCACGGTCAAAGATTTGAGAAAGAGGGGTTTCCAGTGACGATGACCAAAGTTGGGATTTTACAAGCATCCGGTCATAATCAGATGGCAGGTTATGGCTTTCTGTGGTCCCGTCACCGGTAATTGTTTCCTGCACATTGAGAACTTCCCAATTGTGAACTTCGGCTATCCGTTGCGCCATTTCGTTGATTGTTTCCAGCAATTCAACGTGTTCGCGAGTCGTTGAGGAAGCAAGCGAATCTGGTACGCTAATGCCAACCTTTTTTGCGACAGCCTGGGCAACGGATAGCAAAGTCATTTATGCAGCCTTTTGTTCTGCCAATTTCGCGTTAAGCGCATCGGCTTTGGCAATCAGGGTTTGGCGATTGCATTTGTGGTGCGGTTTCTCACCGCCTTGTTCAACAATCCAAACAGATATTGTTTCATCATCCCAATCATCAAAGGGGGATGGCTGTCCCGTTTCTTCCGACGACATGGTAGGCGAGGAGGTCGAGTCAGAAGCGTTTGGGACAGCCTCCGCGCTGGGCTGCGTGGATTTCTTTTTGTCTGCGGTAAGTTCGGCAAGCTGCTTTTGCATCAATTCCATGTTCTTTTTCAGTTCATGGTTTTCGGCAGCAAGGCGGGAAACATCTGCAGAACCGGCAGAATCCTCAAGATACGCCTTGGCTTGCTGTTGCATCTTGCGGCCACCTGGACCCAAATTTTCCAGATTGGAGCCATCAAGGGCGGCAAGGTTTTCTGCTGTGTGAACGTTCATGGCCTGCAATTCCGCACATTGGGCAGAATTGAGGAAGTGAAGTTCTGCCAATGGCGTACCGGGACCGATATATTCCTGGCCTTTTTTAAAGGCTGCGTAATGTTCGGGGAACTGTTCCGCATAGGTAAGGCGCTGGCCGTTCATGTCGCGCATAGCGCCCGGTGAAAGGGCTGGTGCGTGGAAAATGTTGTGTTTGTCGCCTGGAAACATGATTTTGACCTTTTCAACGGGGTCATAAATCGGTCTGCCGGCTTCTGCTGTTTTGCGCTTGTTGAGTTTCTTATCATCGTAAAATTCAACATGCAGGTTTGGACGTTCTTCAATTTCTGCCATTTTTTGGGTTCCTTGTCTGAAAAGGGTGCGGGGTTAATGTGATTTTGGGGAATGGCACGAATGCCACTCCCCTTTTCGTAGCCTTGGGAGGCTTATGCTGCTGTCGCATCATCCATAAATGGGCGATGGATTTCAAATTCAGCCAAACCAGACGAAGGTGTGCCCACTGCGGACGCGCCTTTTGCCAGTTTCACGCGGTCGCCAGCAACAACAGCGTCATCGACACTGCCAGCCGTGGCGGTTGCGTAGACAAGGCCATTGTCAGCGTATGACGCAAGCGCCGCACCAACTGCCTTACCACTGATTTGATACCAGCCGTATTCGCTGGCAACACATGCAGACATGGCAACAGCCACAGGACCGATAGCATTAGCCGCCAAAAGAGCGGTTGTGTTATCGTCTGCGTTGTAAGTCACCCATGAGCCGACTGCGGTCGAAGCCACACCCTGCAAATAAATGAACTCACCTGCGCCATAAGTCTCATCCTTGCAACGCATAATTGTTCCCAATTCATGCGCCTGCGTGGTCGAGTTATCTGCGATAGCCTGCCCCAAGAGGGAATTTTCAGAAGGTGTAAAAGCCATTTTCCAATTCCTTTCTTAAGAGCCGGTGTCAGAATCGTGCAACTTCGCAAGGTGCAGCGGATTGCAAACCGTCAAGTTACCGTAGAAGCCAATGTGTTGAACAATAGCGTCCTGGTTGATTGGGGTTTGTTTTCCACCGAACTTCTGGAAGTTACGATCTGGGTGGTAACGGAACTTCAAGGCGTAGGTGTCGATGAAGTAAGAGGTATTAGCTGGCATTGCCGAACCAATTCCGCCTTCCAACACAACGTCTACAGACTTGCCGGAACCATAGTATTTCAGGTTGGTGAAACCGAGTTTACCCAACTCGTTCTCATCCTGGATACGCTGGATCGCGGTAGTTGCCGCCGTGTACGCGATGTAATGTTCTTGAGACATACAAATCACGTTTGGACCCTTGGTGCCACGGCTACGCTCGATCATGATGTTATCGATAATAGTTTTAATCGTGGATGAATTGACCTGCGTAATGCCGGTGAAATCGGTATCCGCATCATAGTCAGTTGTCCGCCAGATTGCATTGGTAGCACGGGAAATGCCGCCATACGTTCCGGTAGTCGGGTCGGTTGGGATCGCGGCCTGAAGGCCACCGATCTGGTTAGCTGCCGTTCCGTCGCCGTGGAGATCTTCCACGAACCGGTCCTGCAACTCCTGCTCCGCAGCCTCAATGTGCGTTTCCATAACATCCATAAGCTGGTTTGTGCCAGAGTTCTTAAGAATGTCCTCACCGCTCAAGGTTACAGAAACAGCGGCCAGTTTTGGCGTGTATTCCGCATCATTGATCAGTTCGGCAGGAGACGGGTTGAGGTACTGGTATCCGGCATAGCGGGTATAAGTGCCGCTTTCCGCATAGAGCAGGCGCTCACGGATAGTTGGACCAGAAAAGGTCTTGAACTGCCCGTTTTTCTTCATGAGGTGAAGAATGGCGTTAGAGTTCGAAACAAGGTCTTGATAACCTTTAGAACGATCCTCCAATGCCAAACTGAACGCCTCTTGAAGCCGCTCGTTCGTATTGATAGCCATTTGGGATTAACTCCTGTGTTGGCTGGTTTTAACTCGCTATGCCTACTTGTGCAAAAGCACCTGCAATGGCTTCGCGAGCCGAGGAAGGTGGTTTCTTGTTGGCAGGGTTTGAGCCTGAACTAGGAGCGCCACTGGGTGATAGTTGACCTTTGCGGGTTTGAGCCGCTGCCGGTTGTGTGACTTCCGTTGCCGGAGTCGGTGCCGGAACTTCCGGCGTTGGTGCAGGGGTTGGATTTGGAGCGGGGTTGAGCCGTTCAGCCAAATCATATGCGCCCTGCAAATCGTCTTGAGCGACACGGCCACTGTTCAAGAACATGGTTATGTCACCCGCTAATTCTTCAAACCGTGGCTTGTCTGCCGCAAAGTCCTGAATTTGCTTCAAGACTTGTTCTTCGGTTTGTGTTTGCACTGTGGTTTTAACACCTTGGATTTCTTGTTGCAAACTGGAAATTTGATTTCTCAAGTCAGAAACCAAAGAATCCTGTTGAACCGCGCGTTGATCTGCCGGCTGTCCCATCACTTGCGCAGCTATATCATGCAGCGAAACGCCCAAATTCTGGCAAATCTGGTTAAAGCCCTGAATTGGATTGCTGCGAAGCAAATTCTCAATTCCTGAATAATGCGCCACAACATCATTGATATTCTGGCCTCTGGCCTGCAAATCAGCATCCAGGCTCTTGTAAGGTTCAAATGCTGCCCGGTGCTGTTCAATGCCCTGTTCCAGTTCGGTGACAGCCCTTGTAATTTCGGCTTTGACCGGTTCCGGCGCATCATTCCATACAGCCTTGGCATCCGGTGAGAACCTGGAAGGTGGTTCTGAAAACTTGGCTACCGTTTCCGGTTCAGCCGGCGTTTCCGGCGTTTCTGCTGTGACTTCCGGTGCTTTGGCGGCTTCTGCCGCTGGTTTTTCACCCTCAACCTTCGCAAATGTGCCATCCGGGTTGCGCGGGCGATCGTCTTGCGCTTCCGGTTCCGGTGTTGGCTGTTCGCCAGATTCCGCAGCATCTCTTGTGTCTAGCGTTTCAAA